GCCGCCGCCTGTACTGCTGGCGCGGCAGAGTTCATTTCGTCTAGGAAAAGAACGATTGTGTCAAATTGTTTAGCAAATTCTTCATCTGGAAGTTCTGCTGGAGGTGCCCATTTCATAGTGTTGTCGTTTGCACTATAATAAGGCATACCTTTTACGTCCGTTGGCTCCCATAATGAAAGACGAACGTCAATAAGATGTGCGTTTTTAAGTTGTGTTGTAATCTGACTCATAATGTCAGACTTACCAATACCTGGAGGACCCCACATAAAGATAGGACGCTTCAGTTTCATTGCGTGTTGTACAGCCGCCTTTGCTTCGTTTGGTGTAACTGTACGTGCTTCTGTTGTTTGTGCCATTTGCTATTGCTCCTTTGTTTCTAACTATAAGTATATAATAGCATCAGACAAGGAAATGTCAAGCGGTTTTTCCACTATTTTGGAAAAAAACTATCCAAAATGAACTTAATCTTCTAGTTCTTGAGCCATAGCACGGGCAAGGCCGTACTGTTTGATATCTCCAGCAAACATCATAAGTTGTAAACCCATTTTTTCGCTGAAAACAAAGATACGTTTCTTTGTAACGTAGTAAGGACAATCAATAAAGTTGTCTAGATATAAGAATACTTGTGGAGTAAACTTAATTTCGTTGGGGAATTTAATTTCGTATGTTTGTAAATCTGCACGTTCAACAGCATAATCAAATCCGTCTTTGGTTAAACGCAATCCAGCATCGCCTTTTGCTCTAGTATTTTGCCACCAAAGCATATAATTCTTTTTTATTTCCTGTTCTGATGTATCTTCTTCACCAGCACCTATCATAAAGGTTTTGGTGTATGCTTCTTTAATATCCATTACTAAACTTTATCGCCTTTTGTTAACTTATAAACTTCAAATTCTTGTGTTTTGAATGTTGTGTTTAGTTTTCTTGCAAGATTTAATGCATGTCCAGGATTAGAAAAACTTGTTTTCTTATATTTAGGTCCCGGTGTTGGCGAAATGCTATTTGAACTTTTTAAATTAAAAGGTTTACCTTGATAAAAGACCGCCCAGATTGCTTCTGCATCTAGTACTTCTTCTTTTCTATATGTGTTCTTGTCGGTATATTCCAACAAGATAGTTGGTTTTGGTCTACTCATTGTACGTAATTCCTTTAAGTTAACTACGTACTTATTTATCGAAAATTTAGAAGTTTCCGCCGTCCATTTTAACATCTACACTAACCTCTTGTGGTTGTTGTAGGCGTGTATCTTGCAGTTCTACAAGCCTTGCAAGTAACATACTAATGCTATCTGCAAGATCTTTATATTGTTTAGAGTCTAGTTTAAGTTCTCGTTGTTGTGTTTTGCCTGCTACTTTTGCCGCTTGCAAAAAGTTTTCAATTGGAACTGTATTAACTGGATTTCGAGACATTTGATAATACCTGACGCATTTCTAGTTCTGTTGTAAAAGGACCTTTGTATTCATATCTTTGTAGTGTGATAAGTTTAGGACAAAACGATTTAACCCAACCTTTTGCAAAACGTATTGTATAATAACCTGCACAGTATAAACTTTTAGATTTTTTGCTTTTGCTATACAAAGGTAAGTTGTTTTGCACATCTAGTAAAGGATTATATGCTTGTGTGCTAGTAGGGTATCCATGCACTTCCATAACCTTTGAATCTTTGGTTTTCTTTTTTACAATCTGTTCAAAAAAGTCTTTGCCAAATGCATCGTATACCTTTTCTACATTTTCAAAATGTATTTTATCTCTTGGAGTAACAAGAATGAATCCTTCTTTTTCTTTTGCTAAGGTTCCTACCTTACGTCCATGATCTTGTACAATCCAAAATTTATTTGGAATTAGTTGTTTTGCTTTAAATTCAAATTCCATTATACTCTCCCGTATCTTGCGTTTAAAGGTTTAGCATACGTTTCTGCTTGTTCTGTAATTTTATTAAGATCGTAACTGCTTGCAAATTTTACTAAACGTACACCTACCTGAGAAATATCTTTACCTGCAGAAATACCATCTGCAATAGTTTTCCCTATTAGTTCTTTTATTTCAGGCGGTTGTGCTGTTAGATCGCAAAGTATTACATTTCTTGAGTAATCATCTAATACCCTATGCTCATTACCTTCGTGATCTGTCCAACGTTGTAACATAAGATTATTCCAATTAAATCCTTTTGTTTCTCTGTCTTCAAATGCTTCTTGTAATCCTACTTTGTTCTTTGTACCTTTTACACGAACACCTGGATAAGCACTAAACACATTATCGCTTGTATCACCACGCATACATTTTTCAAACAATAACCATTGTGGATTTGGAGCAGGTTTTTCTGCTTTAGTTTTCTTATCTACAACAGGTTTACCTTTTTCATCAAAGTAACCTTCGTGTGTTATTGTTGTTTTTGATACACCGTTGTATTGTTTTACATTGGGTGAAATTAATTGTGCAAAGTCACCGTCTGTGCTAATAATAACATGATCATCTTTAGGGTGTGCTTGTATCCAACCAGCAATAAGATCATCTGCTTCTAGTTGCGGATGTTGTAACACACTGCAATTTGTTTTTTCTCGTAGAAATCCAGTAAACTCATCAAATGTTTCCCAGAAGATTTTATCTTCTTCCTGTTGCGAAGGCGTAAGTGCGTCACGAGTTTCTTGACGATTGCGTTTATATGGTGCATAAAAGTCTTTGCGCCAACTACGACCTTCGAGACAAAACACTACATGACTGCCGTTAAAATCATTCCAAGCCTTACGAATGCTTTGGAATGTTGTGTGCAAAGCCATGCCAATTTTAATATCAGCATCACCACGTACAACGTGCCTTGCACGGAAGAATGTATTTGCTGTGTCTACGAGAATATATGTCATTATTTTCTGCCTATGTATTTCATTCTATACCATTTAGCAAAGTCTGGATTAAAGATCATTGTTTCATGTACTTGTTTAGCACTTAATTGATCTGATCTAATACAATCTGCTAATGCTTGCCAATCTTCTTTTCTATATTTTTCAGTTTTTCTAGTTTTAGTTACTGGAGTCATTAACTAACCTCCGATTTGTTGTCTCCTAAAGGTTTTACATTAACATAGCCAGCACCCATAGGATTTTCTGCTGACGCTACACCTTGATCTTTTGCAACATTACCGCATAGTTCTTTAAACCAAGCGTCTACAATTTCTTCTTCAGAATCACCTTGATAACCATTAAGTTTTAACTCACGTATAAAGTATTGATTCCAATCTAATTCAAAGAAGCCGTTGCGTGGATTATTATCTTTCATTTCCACATTGAGAACCGCTACATAAGGTTCTTTCTTTTTTGTTGCTTCTGCTTTAGCGTCTGTTGTCTTTTCTTTAGACACCGTAGCAGGAACATGGTTTTTATTAAACATTTTTTTAATTACATCTATCATTATAGTCCTGCCTTTCTTGCTTTATCATCTAAATCTTCTTTATTAAGTCCCCCAAGCGTTGCCGAAGATGTCGACGTGTAGTCGGGGTGTATACCTCCAGCCTCGCTCCATTGCCAATGTTGCGACTCCTCTTGTGTTGAGGCTGTATTCTTCTGAACGACCCCCAAGCGGCATAACATAGACTGGAACATCGATTCCTTCTGCTCTGTACTGTTCAACTGCTCTTGTAACTTCATCCACATCTTCTTCGGTAGCCACAACAAACTTGAAATACATACTACTATTAGGTACATCGTAATACTGCCTAGCAATATCAGGCTTGATAGCAGTATCCCAAGGCTCTCCTGATACGGAAAGTTTTGGACTGCACGACCAAGTGATGTGAAATGCTCTTTCGTTGTTGAGCCACTCTCGGAAATCATCTCTAAGAGTTTGTGTTGTATTTGTTTCAAATGTAACATTTTTTAAGTCTCCCATGCCAGGGTGTTCGAATAGATCCATGTAAAGACGTTGCCACCCTAGCAGGGGCTCTCCGCCTGTGAGTATAAAATGAACATCTTGTCCATTGTCCATTGTCCACTTATTTTGTGGAGTAAGACTTAACACATAGTCAACAACTTCGTCAACTGTGTGGTCTTTCATATACTTCTTAAATTCTGGATAGATACTCGCATATGTATCACAACCTGTGTGTACAATAGGCAAATCCTCAAATCTATTTACCTTGTCTAAAATACCATCATCAAGTAATTGTTTTACTTCAGGATTATACTTGATGCCTTGTTCTAATTTTTCTGCTCTGTTTGGATGCTTGTCCAAACCAAAATTCATACAACGAAAGTTACAACCAAATGTACGCAAGAATACACTAGGCACGCCTACGAAGCGTCCTTCGCCTTGTACACTATAAAATGCTTCACTATATCTAAGTTTCATTTACAACTCCTATTATATATTATAGTGTTTATTTAGGTTTTTGTCAACCATTAACATCCAACATTATCATCAAAAAGTTCAATTTGGTCTTGATCTTTTTTGGTATAT